CTCATAAGGCTAAACAAACTACGATTACTGCTGGAGAACACATTCACCATCATCGTGGGTCAACCATTATGACTGAAACTGCGTCTACACTTGCAGATGAAAAACGTAAACCAACAGCGGTAAAAAATAAATCTTGTATTACAAAAATTAAAGCTGACTAATGAAGTATATTATAGGTGAAGACAGTTGGCGTAAAGCGTATGCCAATACTGACAACAGAAGGAAGATATGGATTTGTATCAATACTTCTGACGATAAAGAAATATACTTAGATGAATACGATAAATGGTTAACGTTTCAAAAATATTGTGACGAAAATAATTTATCCATAAAAAATATTGGGTTGCGATATAGATCACATTCTATTACAATGGATGCGGCAGATTCTGAAGCGGTTTATCTAGTAAGATCTTTGAAGGCAGAACTTCAAGGAAAAACAATAGATTGTTATACCATAGGATTTTTAAAAGATAATAAAGTTGAAAAAACAATGTGGATCGTACCAGCTTTAGTAAAAGAAGCTGAACATACAGATAATTTTGAAGAATGTTTTGAAGAGGCTTTTGTATATAATGTCAGACAAGGCGAAGCCATTTAGCAAGAATTATCAAAAGCAGTGGTCTGAAACTTATAAGTATAAACATATTCATACAGGTGAATATTGTAACTTTGAGTCTTACGTTGCTGAATTTCTTATTCTTAGGTGGACAGAATCATTTAAGATGGACAGACCGTCTTATAAATTTTGGACAGTGGGTGACAAGTATCATGACATGTTTATCAGAAACATGAAAGCGGCTACAGGATTAAAGAAAAAGTTTCCAGAGCATATAATTATAGAAGCTATAAAGTCAAATCATTTTAAAAACATATATCACATTGGCCTTAAAGCCTACGGTCCTAGAGGATGGAAGTATAATCAAGTTGCATTACAAGCGATCAAATGCTATAATAAAGAAGTGAAAGCTTCTGAAAAACTTGCAAAGATAGCTGCTAAAGCTAAACCAATTGAAGAAAAGAAAGAAGATAAAAAAGTAAGAAGAACTCAGACATATTCTAAACAAAAAACAATGCTTAATAAATTGAGGGATCTATGAGTAAAGTTAAAAAGAAAAAAGTATCTAATAAATTTGACACTGATGTAGTAAGCAATTCCGTGGTTAGTAAGTACGGCGATGTTGTTAGCACTGGTACTGAGGTGTTAGAAAATATTAACCAGTTGGAAGTAATTGGTGTATCTCCAGCTTTAGACATTGCTCTTGGGGGTGGTTTAAGAGAAGGATCTGTTGTTGTAATGACAGGAGATCCAAAGTCAGGGAAAACAACAACAGCGCTGCACTTTGCGGCAAAGTGTCAAGCTCAAGGCAAACGTGTTATTTATCTTAATACAGAAGGTAGACTATCAAAACAAAACTTTGATGGCATCAAAGGTCTAGATCCTGAAGGTATTCTCATTGTACAGTCTACAGATGATAAGATTTTATCAGCAGAAGAGTTTTTAAATATTACAGAATATTATATTAATAACGATCCCGGTTGTTTAATTATTGCAGATTCATTGTCAAACATGGTTCCATCAGTAGAGCTAGACGGCGAAGTTCGTACAGGTGTGCGTAACGCATTGCCTCGATTACTATCTATGTTTTTCAAGCGTATTAGTGGTTCTCTCATGAAGAACAAAACAAT